ACTAATCTGTCTGCATCTGCTAAAGTAGTAGATGTTGCGGATGTGTTTCCATCAATAATATTTAATTCGGCTGCTGTAGATGTTACATTAGTACCACCAATATCTAAAGTAGTTACTGATATTTCACCCGCTACTGTTGCAATTCCGTCTGCTAATGTAATTAAATCGGTATCATCAGTATGGCCTATTGTTGTTCCATTAACAATTATATTATCTACTGTTAAAGTTGTTAATGTTCCTAAAGAAGTAATATTAGATTGAGCGGCTCCAGTAACTGTAGCTGCTGTACCAGAAGCATTACCTGTTACGTTACCTGTTAAGGGTCCTGCAAAAGCGTCTGCTGTAACAGTGCCATCAAAGTATGCATCTTTAAATTCTAATGAACTTGTACCTAAATCTATATCATTATCAGTGACAGGTACTATAGCACCATTAACTAATTTAATTTGGTCAGCACCTTCTGCTCTAAATAAAATAGTATTATCTGTTGCAAAATCTATATCATTATCTGCATCTCTACCTACAACTAAACTTGTGTTTGTTAAAGATGTAATAGTTGTTTGAGAAGAACCTAAAACAAAATCTAAAGTATTATCTGCATCATCATAAGATACAGCAATACCTGTTTCTGTATTAGAACCAACCATAGCCCCAACTGTATCAGAAATAGTTTCAGCTAATGTTGTTCCATTAATAGTAATAGCATCTGCTTCTAATGTACCATCAATATCTGCATCACCACTTATATCTAAAGAACCTGCATCTAGTTCTCCTGTTAGAGTTACATTTCTAAATCCTGTAATATCTTTATTTGAATCTGCAATAACTGCTAATGAAGCAGATACAGTACCTGCGGTTATGCCATCTAATAAATTTAATTCTGCTGCAGTGGATGTTACATTTGTACCCCCAATATCAAGAGTAGTCATTGAAACTTCTCCTGCTACTGTTAATACACCGCTAGTTAAAGTTAATAAATCTGTATCGTCAGTGTGTCCAATAGTTGTACCATTTACAACAACATCATCAATATCTAAAGAACCACCTGAAATTAATCCTGTAGTTGTTATAGTAGATGAGCCTGTATCAATAGTACCAAAACCTGATGTGATAGACCCACTATTTAATGCACCAACTGTAGTAGCTGCAGTAGTTACAAGGTTAGGCATTGCAGTTATTTCATCATCAAAATAAGCTGCTAAATCTGTGACTGCAACTTGTACCATAGTGCCATTGTCATTTAAAACAACTCTATCAGCATCAGCAACAGTTGTTGATGTAGCACTTGTACCACCATCTACAATATTTAATTCTGCTGCTGTAGATGTAATAGCTGTACCATTAAAATTAATAGCATCTAAATATGCAGTACCATCTATATAAATATCTTTCCATTCTTTAGATGAACTACCTAAATCATGTGTATCATCATCATCAGGAATAATATCTGAATCTACTTCTCCACCAAATACAATATTATCTGTATTAGCATCACCAAGAGTTAATGTACCACCATTAAATGTTGTAGTACCTGTAACTGTTAAATTACCGCCTATTCCTAAATTACCTGATATATCTGCATTACCATTTATATCAATAGTTGTTGCAGCAATCTGTATTTCTGTATCTGCTACTAAATCTAATTGTCCGTCTGCAGATGAATGAATGTATAATGCAGTATCTCTAAACTGTAACTTTTCTGTAGTAGCAACTAAGATGTCATCTGAAAACTCAAAGTAATCTTCGTCTTCCATCCATTTTAATGCACCATCATTAGTCTCACCATCAAAGGTAATTGTAATATCTGTACCTGCAGTAGCTGCTCCAAATGTTAAAGTGTTACCTAATAACTTAGTTATTGGCCCACCTTCATTGGCAGTTCCATCATGGGTGTGTCCTGTACTAGCAGCAAATGCCGCTAATAATTGGTCAAACTCTGCATTAAAATGAGATGCTTCGATAGTAGCACCATCAACGATTGTTGCGGAACTCTGTCTAGTATATGTTGCTCCCATATGTTATCTTCTTCCTCCTGCTATAAATTCCATTTCAAAACCTTTTAAGGCTACTGGACTGTTGCTTGTTGCATCTAATATCTTTGCTGCAACTGTAAAACCACTCCCCTCGACTGGTTGTCTAATTAAGTTAGAACCTGTAGAACCATATACGGCTGTTCCAAAAACAGATTCTGATAAACCATACTGTGCTATATTACCTGTTTGAGATAATGTGTAGGGTTCTGGTTGTGGCACTTCATCATCACTAAAATCATACTCTAATAAAAAGCTAGATGATAATGCACCTGTTGGGTCAATATTCCAAATTACTTTTTGAAAACTTTTTCTAATTCCGGGGTCTCCCATAGTCATATCAGGTGACCTATAAATACTACTTATATTTACTGTTGTAGCTGCTTGTGTAAAAACATTTCCTGATTCTTGTTTATATACATAACCATCATAACCACCAGATAATATTGTTTCTGTTCCTGATATAAATCCTGAATCAGCACTAGAAACTTTTAAACCTTTTACATCACCATACTCAAAACCTAATTGACCTGTATTAGGATTAGCTTTAATAACAGATAATAATCCTCTTGATGAATCTTCTGCTTGTGAAGTTGATGTAGGAAAAAATAATCTGTATTGTGATTTATTTCTAATAACTACTGAGTTAATATTATGTGTAGTTATTTCATTAATTCTTTTTTGTATTTGTTTTGATACAGTACCTAATTCTATATCATCAATTCTTTCTGTACCTGCAATAGTTCTTAAACCATCGGGTGCTAAGAATACAACATCACCTGCAAGTTCTTGAATACTTCTTCCGTCTGTACATCCAATACTTCTAGTGACAGGCTGTACTGCAAAATTAGAAGAACTAGTTCCTGTTAATTTAAATATTTTATCTTGTCCAAATATAAATAAAGTATCACGGAAAGCTTTTAATCCTACAATCTCAGTATCAACTTTAATAGTTCCACCACCATTATTAGATGTAAAATCATTAGTAAGGTTTGGCCCCATAAAACTAATCTGTTGTTTATTACTAGCATCACCTGAAAAGAATATATGATTCTTAAATACTTCTACAAACTTAAAGTTAGCTGTTCCTGTTGCATCAACGACAGATGTACTAAAAGAACTATTTAATATTTGTGGATTAGAAGTTGCTGTAGTAATAACAATTTTATCTGTACCATCAAAGTTAAATAATCTATGTTCATAGTTTTGTGTAGGTGTACCTAAACTTGTAATAGTAGATGTCCAACTACCATCCCCTGAACTTGCTCTATGTATGCTACCACCTCTACCTGCTAAAACTACATCATTAAAGATTGCAGTAAATACTACTCTTTCTGTAGAGGCAGATACTTGTGGGCATATATTAGAATTAAACTTTGTAGTTCCTAATATTTTTTTATAACCACCTTCAATGTCTGGCTCAAAGTTTTGTAGTTGTAGAGCCTCTCCCGGAGACATAGAGAACACATCTTTGTTTAAGATTAATCCTCCACCTAAACTAACTACTGAAGGTTGTGTTGCTGCCATACTATGTTACAGTTAATACTGAAGTGTTACTTGTTGTTCTATTAGAAGTATTAAGATTAACTCTAGTGTCTTTCATATATTCAATATGATTTAACATTTCAGTTCTAATTCTTCTAACACCTTCTTCATATTCTGCATTAGATATATTAGCCATAGGTACATCATTCTTTAATTTATATAAATAATATTTTGCTCTATTAACTATTACATCTGCATAGATGTCTGGTAAATCCATTGTATCACCATGTGCTGATAACTCTGTATGTGTTTTATAATATTCATAAAATACTGTGTAGTCATCAAACTTAGGTATTGGTGATAATCCAAAACTTTTATGGTCGGGTGTTCTATAGACAAATAAAGGTTTGCCATATTGGGAATCATTAGCTGCTACATCTTTTCTAAATGCACCTTGTAAAAAACCATCATATGTCATTGGTTTTAATTTAACTGCTTCTTCTTGTCTTTTAACTCTTACAT